ATCGCTGAGTGCAGGCAATACGTCGACGACCTTCTGGCCGCCGAGGAGCAGGGCGCGGAGGATATGGCGGGCCCGCAAGACATGGAGGGCCCACAGGACATGTCGGGCCAGCAGATGTGGAATCAGGAAGCTAAGACTCGTCAACCCCAACCCGGCCTCATGGCCTAATCTAGGAGCTACACATGGATCAGCAATACTCAAACCCAGCGTCGCGCAACAACATGCGTGCAGCCGGCGGCATGATGACCAACTCGGCCACGATGCCCGGCGGCGGGGGCAACCAGACTCAAGGCGCGGGCATGCTGCCAAACAAGGTGTCCGTGCCCCTGCCCGGCACAAATGAAACCCAGCCTCCTTACAAGGGCGGCATGGCCAAGGCCCCGCAAGGTTTCAACAACGGCGAGATCAACGGCATGGTCGGCGGGATGGTCTGATGGCCACGAAGCCCGGCTTGTATGCGAACATAAATGCCAAGAGGGCTCGTATCGCGTCTGGCTCGAATGAGCGCATGCGCCAGCCCGGCGACAAAGGCGCGCCGAGCAAGGCTGACTTTGTCGAGTCTGCAAAGACGGCCAAGCCAGACAAGCCCGGCTTGCTCAGGCGGGCGATGAGGTGAAGACGCCGGCTTGGCAACGCAAAGAGGGCAAGTCGCCATCTGGCGGCTTGAACGCCAAGGGCCGCGCCAGCGCAAAGGCCGCGGGCATGAACCTGAAGGCCCCAGTCAAAGCCGGCGACAATCCTCGCCGCGCTTCCTTTTTGGCGCGCATGGGCGGCATGCCCGGCCCAGAACGCAAAGATGGCGAGCCTACCCGCCTGCTGCTCAGCCTTAACGCGTGGGGGGCCAGCAGCAAAGCCGACGCCAAGAGCAAGGCCAGAGGGATCAGCGCACGCAATGAAGGACTCGTCAGAGGGGCAATGAAGAATGGGCGTTAAAAGACATCGGGACTTAGCCGGGGCGCCACCCAAGCTGGCGACTCTCGACGATTTGGCGTTTCCGACTGCGGCCAAGACTGGCCGGGCTTACCCAGCGAGCAAGAGCGCCATCACAAGCAGAGCGCCGCATCGGATCAATCTCAAGGCGGTGATCGAGGCCTGCATTGACGAGGGGCTTGATCCAGCGGTGGAGATCGCCAAGGCGCTCAAAGCCACGACGCCAATGATCCGGGGCGGGCACCCGGTGCTCGACCATGAAGGCAAGACGATCATGGTCCCGCTGCTCGATATGGACACGCGAATGCGGACCCTGAACGAGTTCCTGCAGTACACGCAGCCCAAGCTCAAGAGCGTCGAGGTCAAACTGTCTGGCACTCTGGACCTGACAAGCGACCAGCTCGACGCCCGACTCAACATGCTACTCGCCAAGGCGGCTCGATGATCCAGCTTGACCGCATCGACACCCAGCTTCTGAACGATGACGAGAAGCGAGAGCTCTACGAGCTCCTGCGACTGAAAGACATCAGGGCCAAGCGCAATCGCCTGCAGGCCTACGTGCCTTACCAAAAGCAGCTCGAGTTCCACGCGGGTGGAGATAAGTTCCGAGAGCGCCTGTTCATGGCAGGCAACCAGCTTGGCAAGACGTGGGCCGGGGCATTCGAGGTCGCGATGCACACGACAGGCCGTTACCCGACATGGTGGAAGGGCAAGCGTTACAACTACGCCATTCGCTGCATGGTCGGGTCCGAATCGGCTGAGTTGACACGCAAGGGCATTCAGCGGCTGCTGCTCGGCCCGCCAGAGATGAGGGAAGAGTGGGGCACTGGCGCCATTCCGTTTGCCTGTGTGCGCGACACGTCGATGAAGCAGGGCGTGCCCGATGCGGTCTCGAGCATTGTGGTCCGGCATGAGTGCGGCGAGGACAGCGTGATCCAGTTCAACAGCTACGACCAAGGCCGCACCAAGTGGCAGGCCGACACTGTGGATCTGGTGTGGTTCGACGAGGAGCCACCACTGCCAATCTACTCTGAGGGCTTGACACGTACGCAGGCAACAGGCGGTCAGGTCTTCGTGACCTTCACGCCTTTGCTCGGCATGTCCGAAGTGGTCAAGCGGTTCCTGCTGGAGAAACCGGTTGGGACCAGAGTGACCAACATGACGATCAGCGACGCCGAGCACTACACCAAGGAGCAGGCCGATGCGATCATCGCCAGCTACCCTGAGCATGAGCGCGAGGCCCGGGCCAAGGGCATACCCATTCTGGGATCTGGCCGGGTCTTCCCAGTGGTCGAAGAAGCAATCAAGATCAGGGCATTCCCGATCCCGCCACACTGGGCCCGCATCGCCGCAATCGACTTTGGGGTTGACCACCCGACGGCCGTTGCTTGGATGGCTTGGGACAAGGACACCGACACGATGTACGTGACCGACTGCTACAGACGAAGCGAGCCCGGCATCGCTGGCCACTCCATGGCTGTCAGGGCCCGCGGCGACTGGGTGCCCATTGCTTGGCCGCACGACGGCCTGCAGCGGGACAAGGGCGGCAGCGGTGAGCAGTTGGCCAAGCAGTACAAGGACCAAGGGCTCAACATGCTTTCCAACCGGGCCACATTCGAGGACGGAAGCAACGGGGTCGAAGCCGGCCTGTCAGAGATGCTCACACGCATGCAGACCATGCGCCTTCGCGTGTTCGCTCATCTGGAGGACTGGTTCGAGGAGTTCCGGCTTTACCACCGCAAGGACGGTATGGTCGTCAAGATCAGCGACGACTTGATGTCGGCAACCAGATACGCGATGATGTCTCGCCGCTTTGCCAAGACACAGGAAGAAGCCGAAGGGCGAATGCGCAATGCGCGCTTGGCACCCACTTTAAACTTCAACGTATTTGACCCAGTGACTGGGTACTAACCAAGGAAACCAACATGGCCACTATCACCGCTACCCTCGACCGCAACGCCAGCGCTGGCGCAATCATCGTCACTTGGGCCTCGATGGGCAACGCCGATACCGGCACATCCTTTCTGGTCCCAAGCGCATCCAACCTTACGCTTCAGCACAGCGGCACTTTTGGCGGGGCGACGATTGTGCTTCAAGGCTCAAACGACGGGACCAACTGGGCCACATTGACCCAGACCGGCGGCTCAAACGTCGCCATGTCTTACACGACCGCGGGGGTCCATTGCCCGGTAGAGATGCCGGTCTACGTTCGGCCCGTGACCAGTGGCGGGACCGGCACTGTGGTTGACGCCATTCTGGTGTGCCGCTCTGTTTACCAGAAAATGGGTTACTAAGCCATGCACAACCAACCTCCACAGATCGAGGTCGAGTTCGAAGAAGACCCCGAAGAGCAGCAGCGGAAGAAGGCAGAGAAGCTGCAGTCTTTCGGCTCTTCTCTCAGCGGTCAGCGTGACGAATGGATTCGCTCTCGCAGTTCCTACGGGGTTGACAAGCGCTGGATCGAAGACGAGGACCAGTACAACGGAAAGGACAACGTCAACAAGGCAGCCAGCCAGATGATGACCAGCGTGGAGCAAGGGTACCCTGTGACCACGCAGGGAGCCAAGCCACACCGCTCGACGGTGTTCATCGGCATGACTCGACAGAAGACCAATGCGGCCGAGGCCCGGCTTGCAGACATCTTGCTGCCAACCGACGACCGCAACTGGGGCATCCAGCCCACGCCAAACCCAGAGTTGATGGGCATGAGCAAGGACAACAAAGCGGCCATGGACCAACAGGGCCAACCGGTCATGGGAGAGGACGGCCAGCCGGCCCGAGTTCGCGACGTTGTCAAAGCGGTCTTGGAGATGGCCAACAAGAAGGCCAAGGCCATGGAGACCGAGATCGAGGACCAGTTGGTCGAGTGTGGATACAACGGCGAGTTGCGCAAAGTAATCCACGACTCCGCTGTGCTTGGCACCGGAGTGATCAAAGGGCCGATCGTCACCAACCGCACTCGCAAGGCTTGGCAGCCAGTGACCGACCAAGAGGGCCAGACGGTCCATCAGGTCGAGATCGTTCAGGAGATCAGCCCTGCATCGTTTCGGGTCGACCCACGCAACGTCTGGCCAGATCCGGGTTGCGGAGAGAGCATCCACAACGGCAAGGGGATCTACGAGCGAGAGCAGGTTACGTCTAAGCAGATCCGCGACCTTGCCAAGCAGCCCGGCTTCCTCAAGCCGCAACTGCGCAAAGTGCTCGAAGAGGGCCCCAAGCAGTCAGCCACCCTGCGTGAGATGACAGACGAAGACCAGCGAGACATGGCCCGCTTGACATACGAGATGTGGACATACTGGGGCGAGGTGGACCACGACGACCTAGAGGCCGCTGGCGTTGAGAGGGGAGACAAGGACGAGCTGCGCAGCACCAGCGCTTGCGTGGTCATGATCAACAACACCGTGGTCAAGGCTTTCCTAAACCCGTTGGATGGCGGCGATTTGCCATACGACTTCTTCATCTGGGAGAAGGTCGCAGGCAGTTGCTGGGGCTACGGCATCCCTTACCTGATGCGTTCTCAGCAGAAGGTCTTGAACGCGGCATGGCGTCAGATGATGGACAACGCTGGCGTGTCCAGTGGTCCACAGATCGTCATCAAGCCCGGCGCCATCCAGCCGGCGGACAAGCAGTGGCAACTGTCAGCGCGCAAGATCTGGTACGCCACAGACGACATCGACGACGTGCGCAAGGCGTTCTCGACATTCGAGTTCAACAGCCACCAAGCCGAGCTGGCCGGCATCATCAAGATGGCCACAGAGCTGGCAGACGCCGAGACCGGCGTGCCCACAATCATGCAGGGAGAGAAGGGCGCGGCTCCTGACACAGTCGGCGGCATGCAGATGCTGATGAACAGCGCAAACGTCTC